AGCTTCCATGTCAATCTTCTCAACTCTGGCGTTCTCCACCAGAAAATCCCGCATTTGACCTACCGTTTCAGGCTGCATTTCCTTGCCTTTGGCTTCTGACACCGCAAAAGCATCGCAAAGGTACATACCAATAATGAAGCCATCCAAGCTATCAACGTTCAAGTTCTCAAAGCGGTCATCCATGCTGGTTGCCAGCACTGTCGATTTCCCGACAGGCTTTGCCACCGCCATAGCGGTATTAAATAAACGAAAAAAGTCCTCATCACTAATCATCATGTCACCCCCAGTGATCTTGCTATCTGCTCATGTATTAACAAATGACTATTTACCCAGTCGTAAAAGTCATCTTCTTGGTTAAAATCCAAGTCTAGCAGATTAAAGGGGTCATTCAGGTTAAGAATAGTGGAATACGCTTGGTGTTCTTGTTGATGAATGAGTAGCCAGTCATCAAGGTCTTGCGGGTCGGCATCTGTGATGGGATAGCGTGGCACATAAAAGCCAGCGTCAGTCAGTCTTTCCCAAAAGACTTGGTGTTGTATGCCGTTTTCAAAGAGGAAGTCTCGGAGGCTGTCTGGCTCCCCAAAAATCGGGGTTGCCAGCGCATCCATGTTCAAGCTCATCTGTCAGCCTTTTGGTCAAGACGATCAAATATCTTGCCCAACATGCCTTTGATTTCGTTGATGTCTGAGCGATAGTCATCCCGATTGACATACATCATGGGCATTTCCGCAATTCTGTCTTCCATCCTTACGATAGAGCGCGAGATACTGTTGAGTATCCACCCAAAAGCGGCTCCGGCGGCAGCAAAAAGAATGTTGATTAGGAATTGTGGCTCCACTTTTAGACTCCGTAATAAGGGATTTTTTTGGTTGCTCCATTGATGTTGACCTCAATATATCCTTCCGGGGCCAGCATCATACTAGGATCAGTCATTGCTGCAACATTTGCCGCATTTAAATTTGCAGTAAAACTTGTTTCAATAACAACATTGTTGGCAGTTACATTAGACAGGCTAATGTTATCGTCCAAGTCAATTGTGATGGCAGTGTTGGCAATAACTAATCCACCGCCAGACAAATTCACTCCAGCGACTACATTGGCAGGTTGCTTATTCGTCCATATGTTGCCACCGTTGTAAGTAATGTAATCGTTTGTCGCTAGATTAACAAAGTTGACGTTACCATCAGTATCGCCCAAAACGTTACCGTAAGTAGGGCGCACAAACAAAATGCCACTGGATGCACTGACATAAACAACAGCAGCAACCACGGCAATGGCTGCGGGAGCCGTAGGCTTAGTTTTAGTCAGGCCACCTGTTACCAGCGGGTTGTAATACAGCACATCGCCTTGTACCCAGTTCTCTGCACCGCCCGTGGTGTTAATGCCTTTGACTTCACCAAAGAATTGAACGTATCCCCAGTCATTTGTGCTTAATGTGTCTTTAGCAATACCAAGAATATAGTTGGCTTGCTCTGGTTGCAGTCCTGTGGCAGGCGCACCTTGAAGGCCACCACTGGCTCCAAGAGTACCGCTAAACATGACAACTTGCCCTTTGGTAATGGCAGAGGATGCTTTGATGCGGAAATACTGTTCTTCACCAATGTGCTGAATATCGCCATTTGCCATGCCAAGGGCAAGCGTTTTGAACTGGTCATCGTCTGCCCATGTCAGCTCTCCAACCGTCGGAGTAACATTAGCCAGCGTATTGAATACGACTACATTTGTGTCAGTCTCAGTACCGCCTTCCACACGCTGCCATACAACGCCATTAAAAACCGCCCAATCCCCAACACCCCAAAAATCAACGCCATCAAGGTTAGTTGTACCGGCAACAGACACAACATAATAATCACCTTTAGTACCGACACCGGATGCGAGAGTTGGCGTATTGGTCGAGGCATTCCATGTTCCCTTATAGTTCAAGGCACCTATGGCATTAGCAAGAGAGGATACGGTCTTTAGCATGGCTTAATCCTTAAAGGCCATCACCGGGAGAGATGTAGACCACCGCAGAGCCACTGGACGTTATGCCCGTAAAGTAAGCATTCGGCACAAACGTCAGAATCTCATCCGTACCGGGCAACAAGGGCAACGATGGGCCGGTCGTTGTCACCACTGCCGCATTGTTGGATGCGTCAGAAGCAGACGATCCGTAGCCCAAGAATACCGTTACCGTGCCAGCATTGATGATTCTGTACTGATTGCCGCCAAGTGTGGTGGAAACCGCCTGCACAGGTGTCGGCGCAGCAGTGTTTGCTGTAAAGGCAACTGTATTGCCGAGTTTAGTGAAGGCTTGTGTTCCCATTGTTTACTCCGATGCCCAAGGCAATCCGTGTGCGGTGACAGGATTTTTTTTCTTGTTGATCTGACCTGCCAAAGAAGCCTCAATCTCAGCGACATCTAGCTGCGCTTTTACCCACTCAACGACCTGCGCTTCGGTCAGTTCCTCAAACGGGGTAAAGTCATCGCCGCGAGCAAAGCCGACGCTACCGTATGCGCCAGCAGAGTGTTCGCCATCTACGGCATCCACGCGCCAATGACCAGTCGTAACTAATCCATCGGAAACTTGACGGTCGAGATTTGAGATAGTCCAAGTTACGTTCATTTATTTCTCCTCCAGTGCGGCTACTTTAGCCTTCAGTTCTTCGATACCGTGATTTGCAAATGAGCCATGCAACATATCTCTTGCCTTTCTAACTATATTGTCAGCTTGGTCGATTGATTCATAAACCCCAAGATAATGATGCTTGCCTCTGCAAACAATTTGCGCCATCCATTTGTTAGATTTTTTATGCCAAGAAACACCTTTGCGCCCAGACGTATTATTTCTATGCGCTGGCTTGTTGTGCATATTTTGCGACCTGTCTGCGAGACGCAAGTTTTCAATTTTATTATTGGCTCTGTTCCCATCTATATGGTCAATCAATGTCGGCATCTCGCCATGCTGCATCAACCAAATAAGCCTATGAACCAATGTATGCTTCCCATTCAGATTTACTGAAATGTATCCTTTGTCGTTTATAAAACCAACTTTCCACCCAGCCTTCATGCACCCACGGCTTGTTTTTCTATACAAATGCCCATCCCTATATTCAAACAAATCATGAGCAATTTTCTGGGTAATCATGCCAGACCTTTCAGTGCGGCGATCTCAGCGGCCTGCGCTTCGACCTTGGCGTTTAGTTCTTGGATAGACTTTAAAAGTACAACGGTCAAACGCTCATATTGAAAGCCTTCGACCTGACCTTCTGCGCCGTAGGTAACAAGATCGGTAAAGCCAGACTCATGCGCCTCATCCGCAACGATGCCCAAATGATCCTTAGTCTGGTCATCACCTTCGCACTTTGATTTGTAGCGCACCGGACGCAGCAAACCAATGTCGATGCTTTCGAGATCGCGGATGTCCTGCTTGTATTTCAGCGCGGACGTTGATCGTTGCAGATAGCCGTCAGAGCGAATAAATACGTTTGCTGCTGATGCCGTGGTGTGATTGTAAGAAGGCGGAATAGCAAAGTTGGCACTGGTATCAAGAAGAAGTGCTGTTGTGCCAGATGTGTTATTGCTTCTCGCTTGGAAAACGCTAAATGTGCCTAATGTAGATGTGTCAGGGCCATACGAAAGTATGCGTGCGGTACTGTTGTTATCTATAAATGTTGAGTTAGCGGTAATTGCCGCTGTGTTCAACGCTGCTGTTACTTTAATAGCTCCAGCAACGGTCAGCTTATCAAGCGAAGAACTCGTACCAATACCAACATTCCCGCTGGTGTCGATACGCATCCTCTCGCTGCCTCCGGTGTAGAAGGTCATGGGAAGGAAGGACGCCGTCCCTCTTGCACCAGAGTTGAAGCGGACATCTGAAGTTGTTACCTGCGCCTGCATCACATTTGAGTTTGCAGGGTCAGATGACAAACACGCTTCAAATGTTGTGACGGGTGTGGCATTACTTGGATGCGGCAACAAGCCAAACGATGTGTTACCTCCGCTCGTGCTTGTCTGAACATAAACACGGTTAGCCTGTGTCGCATTGCTGAAGTCGCCAGTAATACGGTTGCCAGTGCCGGTGAAAACCAAGTCATCGCCAACTGTCACATCGTCCGTTGCAATAACGCTAGATACATTGATCGTGCCGCCAGTAATCGTGGCATTGCCTGATTCCAGTGTCGTAACGTTTGCAGTCGTTACATTGGCAGTCGTAATCGTTGCTACGTTGGCAGTAACCGCCGCATTAGTAAACGTCGCATTGCCATCAACCGTCAGATTGGTAATCGTGACATTCGATAGCGTTTCAACATCAACCGACACATTGTCCAGTGTCACATTGGCAATCGTGCCACCTGTTACCTGCACATTGGCAAGCGAGAATGCGCCATTACCAATGCTGTTTACCGCCACCGCAACTGTTGAAAAGTTGTTATCAAGCTGAGATAGCGGAATGGTTGCCGTTGCATTGGCAAACGTATTGGGGATCGTAATAGGTAATGGCATTTAGAACCTCGCTCTCAATTCATGCTCAAACTCAAAACCGTTAATCGTGAATGGAGTAACGCTACCTTCCAGCGTAATCCCCAAATACTTGCCAAACATTTTGGCATCTTTCTTGTACAAGTAGTAGCCACTGCCAGCACTGTTTGCCGCAGCCCATCCAATAATATTGCCCGATCCGTTACTCCAAGAAATCGGCGCTCCCAAGTTGTTCAGCCAAATAATTGCATTGGAGAACTCAATGGCTGGAGACTGTTGCGACTCGGAATCCACATACGCATCAAAGATAATTGGCTCCGTACCAAGTGTTGCCTCAACGCCAATCTTTAATGCCTGCTTGTCACGAATAGGATCACCCATTGGCAACAAGGCAGTCTGCAACACCATATCCACCGGTTTCAACGCATCTTCATAGAACTGGTACAAGTCTTGACCTGATGTGCCATACAAGTTCAAGAATCCCGACTTAAAGGCTGGCACCACATAGTAGCAATCTGCCAATTGGTTTGTGAAGAACCACTTGCGCTCAAAGAATGCCGCTTGTATCCAACGCTCTGTGCCACCGTCATTAAACTTGAAGTTGAATACGGCACAAAGAATGTTGTTAATTAAGCACTGACCGCCAGCAATCTCTTCGGCAAAGTTAATTAGCGGGAACACACCATCTAACGGATCGCTGATCTTTGTCGTGGTTGCACCCACCAGCGCATACACACCGTATTCGTTCATAAACAATACCGAACGGAAATACGGGAAGATAGCGTGCTTCAAGTCAGAACCCACCGACGCTGATACGTTGGTGTTGGTAAACAATGACGTACCCGTAGTCGAATCAATCCGCACATCCGAGAAGACGTTGATGCTGTCTTCGCCAAACACATACAAGAAGTTGTTGGCAGAAAGGATGCGACTAATCGTTGTGCGCAGGGTGGAGTCACTTAGTGTCAGGAATCCAGCCGACGCATTGATAAAATCATTGTAGGTGTCTGCCGCCGTGTAATACACGGTTCGGTCTTGCGCAATCCATGTGCGGCCTGAAAACGTTGCAATGTCAGCACCGCTTTGGTTTAGGATCGTGCAAGTCACATTGGCATTGGTACCAGCACCCGCAATTGTCACCGTTGGCGGCGAGGTATATCCCGTGCCAGCCTCAGTCACAATGACTTCAGATACCGCATTGGCAACAATAACTACCGTACCCGTTGCCTGCACACCATTGGCCTCATCTGGCGAGCCAAAGGTCACTGTCGTATTGGCGGGCAGATAGCCGCTACCGCCATTATTGATCGTGACTGTGTTGATGCTGCCAATGGAAATGAGATCAACGCCATCCCACGTTTTATAGCCTTTAACCGGATCAATAATCAGAGCGCGTTCATTGCGCCACTGGGTAATCATCACATCCGAGTTTGAAAAGGTGTTGGCAACAGCTATGTTGCCTTGTACGCCCGTCGTAATGTTGACGTACTGGGCAGAGCCATCATCCTGAAAGGCCAGCACATACTCGTTATTGCTGATGTTGACCGAGCCAAGAAAGCTGACGTTGGCAACAAAGGCCACATTTGCAAGCTGTTGGTTGCCGGGGATAATCTTCAGGTTGCCAAAGCCAATCGGCTGGATATTCTCTAGCCAGCTAAATTCGCCATCGCCAATGACCGTGCGGTTATTCTTGGTATTTAAACCTTTGAAGTCCTTGACTACGGCATAACTCTTTTTTTGCTCCGCCGCAGCCATATCAGTACCCCGCAACGTAAGGTGTCGGCAGCCTGCGTGTAAATGTTGTGTTCAGAGCCTCCAGAACGTGCTTGCTGTATTCCTGTTTGAATATCTCAGCTTCACCGTAGGACTGCTCTTGGTATTTTGCTATGTAAGCGGCGTAAAACGGCACCGCTTCAGTAAATGGGGTGGGTAGTGTCTCAACGTCGGCACCGTTGACCATTGGGTCAACCATGACAACCGTATCAAGCTCCATTTGATAGTTTTGATCTGGTTTTGGGCCGATAAAAATCTTCTTCGGGCCATACATAGAAAAGGCTACAGGGCGACCTGTGTAGCTTTGCCAGTAACGCATCTGCGCATTGAAGTTTGTCCAAGGCAAGTAAGACAACGGAATGCGCGTATTCCCCCAGTAGAGGATGACATTCAGTACATCAATGGTGTTTACGCCTTCCGGCAGGTCAGCGAAGTCAATGGTTTCTACGTCATACAATGCTGTGTGCATTTGCAAAACGCGATTGCACCCTGTGTCTCGGACAAGGGTGTTACGCCCATCGTTTATGTAGTCCGTTAGCTCTGCATCTGTCCAGAAGTTCGCATTAACGTCGTGCAATAAACGCCGGGTTTGCG